GTGGGGATCAAAGGCCCCAAATGGGGCGAAGTGGGGCACAAAATCCCCGGAGAAATCCCCGGAGCGATTTCGCACAGCGGAACGCCGGATAAGCTGGTGTACCAGCGCCGCCGCCCCTATCTCGAGGCCATGCGTAACGCGTTCGAATTCTGCCTGCCGACGGCCGCCAAGGTGGTGCCCGCCGGCCGCGACTGGATCCACGAAATCAAGTATGACGGCTACCGTCTGCGCGTCGAGCGCAGCGGCAAGACCGTGCGACTGTGGACGCGCAACGGTCACAACTGGACATCGCGCTTCCCATGGATCGTCGAGGCCGCGCTGAAGAACCGCGAACAGCAATTCGTCATCGACGGCGAGGCTGTGGTGCTCGGCGTCGACGGCGTGTCCGACTTCAGCGCGCTGCACTCGCGCCGGCACGATGACGAGGTGCAGCTCTACGCTTTCGACGTTCTCGCGCTCGGCGGCGAGGACTTGCGGCCGCTGCCGCTGTCGATGCGCAAGACCAACCTGGCGCGACTGCTGCGCGGCCGCCCCGATGGCATGTTCGTCGCACCGTTCGAGGCCGGCGAAATCGGACCCGACCTGTTTGGCGCCGCCTGCCGCATGGGCCTCGAGGGCCTGGTCTCGAAACGACGCGACCGACGCTATGGCGCCGGCCGGTCGAAAGACTGGATCAAGGTCAAGAACCGAGCACACCCGGCATTCACGCGGGTGATGGACGCACACAAATGAAAGCCCGGCGCGCACCCCGGATGGCGCGCGCCGGGCCTCGCCGGCCAAGGGTCATTTAGGCCGGCGGTCATCGTCCGCGGGAGGCTAATCGCCGGACGAAGTCGCAGGCGTGAAATCGAGGTAATAGGCCTTGCCCTTCTCGAATTTGTCGATCGCGTCCGGGTTGGTGATCGTGATCGACAGATGGCCGCTCGGCGTCCACTTGGACCAGGACTTGTTCGTCCCCTCCGGATCGCCGTCGGCATAGGTGCCGAACACCGGCTTCATCGAGATGGTCGCATACTGATCGGTGCCAGGGACGTCATTGTGACGGATGTCCTCGACGAAGAACTTTGCGCGTACCGTGCTCATTTCGGTCTTCTCCTTTTGATGCCGGGAAACCGCCCGGCGCGGATCTCATGATCAGTCCAGCCGCTCGACGCGCACGAAGCCGAGCCCGCCGATCTGAAGCGCATCGGCGCCGGCGCGGCCGAGGTCGACGCAGCGGCCGGCGATGAACGGGCCGAGGTCGGTCGCCAGCGCCTCGATCGCGACACCGGTCTTCAGATTGATGACGCGAAAGCGCCGGCCGAGATCGGCGCGCGAGGGCCGCGCGATGGTGTAGGGATCGCGCGCATAAGTGTTGAAGATTGCGCCCGAGGCGGTGCGGCGGCCGTGATAGCCATCACCGACGCCGTATTGCGAGGCCACGCAGACCTCGGCACGCGCGGGCGCGAGGAAGGCGACCGTCAGCACGGTCGCAATGATGACAGATGACTTCATTTCAAAGTCACAGTCACGAAATGCGAGGCGATCCAGAGCAGCGTCATGCCGCCGCCGCCGGACAGCACCACGTAGATCCAGCGGCCGGCCTTGACCGCGCCCTGCGCCTGCAGCTTGGCGGCCTCGACGCTGTCCACGATCGGCTTCATGAAGGCGATATCCGAGATCGCCGCTTTGACCAGACCGTCGAGCGTCCGCAGCTCCTTGAGAACGCCGTCAATCTTTTGATGCAGGTCGCGTCGGCCGAGCGAGGCCTTCTCGTCCTGATCGCGCCATTGATGGGTCAGGGTCTTGACGGTCGATTCCAGCGCCCCGATCGCGCGCGCCATATCGCGGAGCGCTGCTTCCGTCGTCTCGGTCATCCTGAATGTTCCTTGGCAAGAAGGCCGCGCGGCGCGCGATTGCGCCGCGCGGGACGTGATCAGCTCGCGCCGTCCTCGGCGATCGCGGCGGCCGCAGCCGCCTCGAAATCGGCGTCCCACTGCACTTCGAGGGCCTGCAGCTGCTCGAGCTGCGCCGCCGTGGTCGACGGATCGGCCTTCAGCGCGCCGATGATGTTGCGGACGATCGGGACCAGGTCCTGATATTCCTTCACCACCACGGGCACGATCTGGATCAGCGCCGCGACGATTTTCTCGATCAGTGCGGCGTTGGTGCCGGCCGGGACCAGCGCGGAGATCAGGCTCAGGATCGTTGTCAGCATCGCGGTCAAGACGCACCTCCGATCTGGTATTTGGCGTAGGCCGCCTGAAGCGTGGCGATCGACGCCTGCAGCGCGTCGTAAAGGCCGCGCGGGCCGAGTTCGCCCGGATGGTCTTTCAAGAACTGCTGCAGGTTGTTGCGGGCGACCCGGCCGGAACGAACGGCCGGAATGATGACCTTGGTCGCCGACTTGTCACGGCAGACCGGCGTGGTGCCGTTGCATTTGGCAAGCCGCAGATAGTTTGTCGCGGTTACCTCGAGGCCATCAAAGATGTTCGATGCGACCAGCACGGCCTGCGGATTGACGGTGGCGCCGGACACCGCGCTGACAACGGTCGAGACCTTCTGCTCGATCGCCTGCCATTGCGCGCAGCCGCCGAGCGCAAGCGCGAGGCTGGCCACGATGAGGATGCGTTTCAGCATGGATGCCCCCTACCCTTGCCGCTGCGCATCGAGCGCAGCCTTGGCCATGTCGGGGTCCAGCACCTTGATGGTGGCGGTGCCGCCAGCGCCCGGCTCGACAATTGTCGAGGCACTGGCCCCGACCGCGGCCGCCTGCGCCTTCGGATTGGCCGTGCGCGAGGCGTAGAGCCCTGCGATGATCGGCGTCGCCATCGTGATCAGGACGACCACATCATTGACGACGGCGCCGGCCGCGGCGATGGCCTGGGTCAGGGCCGCGGTGTCGATCTTGGAGCCAAGACCGAGCATCAGAACGGCGCCGGCGGCGCCGCTCGCCAGGTTGCGCGTGAACGCATTGACCTGGGCTTGCGTGGGAAGCCACATCTTCAAAACCTCCGATTTGACAGGTGATGCGCGAAGCCGTCGCGCCAGCGGTTCGGGCCGGGCTCAGAACAAGAGGAGCGCGGCGAGACAGCACAGACCGGCGATCATGGCGACCGCGGGCAGACCGATCGCGGCAATGATGCCGCCGGCAATCAAGGAAAGACCAAGCAGGAGTACGGCGGTCCGCATCAGGACGCCGCGACGTCGACGAAGCGCGCGGCGACATAGCCGCCGGCGATGCGCAGCCATTTGCTGTCGCCGTTCATGATCTCGGCGGCGATCTCGACGTGATCGCCCTTGAACAGCACCCCGACGATGGTCGATCCGGCCGAGGCATTGGAGCGCACGTTGAGGCCGTCGATATTGACGACGCCGGCGCGCGCGGACGGCCCCAGTGCCGGCAGCGGCCTTTTGTCGAGCAGCCGCGCGACGCCGGCACGGAACATCACCATGTCGAAGCTCGGATCGTTCTTGCGGCCGAGCGGCCGCGCATATTCCTTGTGGCCGGCGACCATGGCGACCCCGACGCCGACATGCTCGACGATCGCCGCGCAGACCCGCATATAGGTCTGCATCTGCACGTCCGGCCAGGCCTCGGCGCGCGGGCCGGTGGTTTCGCCGGTGTTCTCGGCCTCGATGCCGATGAAGTGCGAATTGCCGTCCGTCACGCCCTGCCAGGATCCGGCACCGGCGTGCCAGCCCTTGCCGGCGGCGATCATGTAGACCTTGCCGGAGCGGCCGAGGCCGAGATTGCAGAGCGGGCCGCCGAGATCCGGCCGGCCGTCGACCAGGACATTGATGTCAGGCAAATCGCCGTGCAGCGGTCCACAGGTGTGATGGCAGAGCACGCCCTGCACGGTTCCCATGTCGCCATGGCCGCGGGTCTGCCAGCCGGGATGCTCGAGCACTTCCAGCCCGGCATCGCGCAGCACGCCGGGCAGCCAGGTCAGGCTGTAGGTCATTGGAACCTCCGATGGTTGAGCATTTGGGTTGAAACACGCGCCGTTTGCACGGTTGCAAGCAGGCTGCTATGCTCGCGCCCGGAAATGCCGGGGCTGGGAACTTAATGAAAAGGTTTGCCTACATCGATGCCGTTCGCGGCTACGCGATCGTGCTTGTGCTCGCCGTTCACTCGTCGCAGATGATCACCGGACTGCCGTGGGCAGCATCAACGCTCGCCACTCAAGGCGCGCGCGGCGTGCAGATGTTCTTTGTTGCGAGCGCCCTCACCCTCTGTTTGTCATGGCAGAGCCGCAGCGACGGCGCCGGCCCGTTCTACATCCGGCGCCTGTTTCGCATTGCGCCGATGTTCTGGCTGGCGCTGATCTTCTACGTTTCGCGCGACGGTCTCGGCCCGCGCTATTACGCGCCGGCTGGCGTCGGCACCGGCGACGTCGCCGCGACGGCGCTGTTTCTCAACGGCTTCATTCCCAACGCGATCACCAGCATCGTTCCAGGATCCTGGAGCATCGCCGATGAAATGATCTTTTATGCAATCTTCCCGCTGATCGCGGCCTATCTGCTGCCGCGGTCCTGGCTGCTGACTGCCGCGCTGATCGCCGGCGCGATCCTGGCTAACGAGAAAATCACGCCATTGATCATCAGCCACGCCGACAGCTTCGTCGCAGATCCTGCGCAACGGTACATGGTCAATGTCTTTGTGACCTTGTGGTTTCCGCAGCAGCTTCCGACGTTCCTGACCGGCGTCATGGTTGCCCAGGTGATGCGAACGGCACGACCGATGCTCCCCCAGGCCGCCGCAGCGCTCACGTTTGCGTCGGTCGCGCTGATGATAGCGCTGGCCTTCTCGCCGGCCGCCGGCGCGATCGGAGCACAAAGCCTCTACGGCGCCGTGTTCGGGCTGTTCGTTCTGTGCTTGTGGCAATATCAGCCCGCCTACCTGGTCAACCCGATCATCTGCTGGATCGGCAAGGTCAGTTTCAGCGCGTACCTGATCCATTTTGCGGTGATGCCGCACGTGGCGGTTTTCCACCTGGCCGATCCGCTGCTGGATTTTGCGGCGATGTTCGCTTACAGCACCGCGTTCTCGGTTGCGCTCGCAACCGCGACTTATTTCCTGATCGAGCGCCCGATGATCCTGCTCGGCAATCGACTGATCGAGCGCCGAGCGGAATGCCCTGCGCCAGCTTATTGATAGCGAATAATCGCCATCAACGTATTGTTGCGCGGCCTGGTCTCAGCCGCGGTGCGCGGCGTGCCATTGGTGCCATCCGTAGCCGGCGCGCCGATCGTCGCAGTGATCGCGCCCCAGCTCGCCGCACCGTTGCCGGCTGCCGTGCCGTTGTTCGTGTCAGGCGTATACATGCGATTTCCGCCCCATGACGGCGTATGGATATGGCCCTGCATCGCGTCGAGCTGATCGAGACCAAAGCCGCGGTTGCTATCGACGCCCCGCCCGTTGTCCCAATTGCGGACGAACTCGCCGCGCAGTTCCGGCAGGTTGAACGTCGTGGAATTGTCGCCGTCCCCCCACGGCGCATTTACGGCCGTATGCGTGCCCGATTGTGAACCCGACGTGTTGACCGCCGAGCCGCCGCACGTCGTCGAAATCTGGAACGAGTTAGCGTTAACCACAGTGCTGACGTAATAGACCGTTCCGCCCGTGCCGGCCGTGCCGGCCGTGATGCCGGTTGGAAGCGCGCCGCTGGTATAGAACTTGACGGGATCGCAGACCGACAGGCCGTGCGCCGTCCAGCTAACGACCGCGGGCGAGGCGATCGCGATCGTCACCGTCGACGAATAGACCAGCTTGGCGAACAGCGCCGAATAGGTGGTGCGCGAAACCGCCGTGCCATCGGCCTTGAGATAATTGACCGGGACACGCGTATAAGCGACCCAATCGACCATGCCGATGTAAGGCGATGAATCGACGGCGCAGGTGCCGCTGGTCGTGATCGTACCGCCGGTCAGACCCGTGCCGCAGACCACTTGCGTCACCGTGCCGGAGCCGCCGCCACCAGATCCCGAGCCGGTCGCATTGCGCCACACCGAGCCGTTGCCATCGTACTTCAGATGCGCGGCGGCTTTCGACCCCAGCGCAAAGTCAGCGCCGAAGGCAAAGCGGTTTGCCGCGCTCGAGGATGCGCTGCCGTCCTTAAGCGTGATCGTGAACGACCCGTTGTTGAACAGAAACAGGTCGCAGCCGGCGACGCCGCCGGCGATACCAGTGATGTTGCGCGCCGCATCCGAATTGATGATCAGAGTCGACGACGTCGCGCAGACCACCGACGACGGATTGTAGTTGTTCTGATCGGCCGTGATCTGCGCCGGCGTCGACTGCGTCGAATCCTTGCGCGCGCCCTGGAAGTCAGCAAGCCCCGTGACGATCGGCGCGGCAAAGGTCTGCGTCGCGGACCATGTGTGCGCAGTCGACAGCCAGCCGGCACAGACGCCGAGCGTCGGATTTCCGGAGACGCCGTCGCCATTGGTAACGCAGACCTCGTTTGTGGTTCCGGTGACGGTGCGCGCCGCATAGGTTCCGGCGGCGGTCCGAGCGATAAGGCCCGTCGCGGCAAAGCCCGTGATGTTATCGAGGCAGGTGCCGGACGCCGACGTGCAGTTCGTGCCGCCCTCGGCCACCGTCACGACGCCGCCAACGGACCAGGCATCGGCCCCCGTTCGGCGCGCGATACCCGTCGAGGAAAGCCCCTCGAGCGCCGCCAGGTCATTTGCCAGCGACAGCGTCGGATTGCCGGAGACGCCATCGCCATTGTTGATGGTGATCCCGGCCGCCGGCGCCGTGATGGTGCGCGTCGCACAGGTGCCGGCGCCGGTGCGGCCGATAATGCCGCCAGTCGACAGGGCGGCTAGACAATCTAGGTCAGCGTCCCAGGCCTCGACATTGGTCCCGATCACAGCGCCGATATTGGCTCGCATCGTCGAAGCGTTGCAGTCGGTCGGCGCCGCAGATCCGGCCGTCGCGTTACACTTTGTCGTGTTCGCAGCCATCGTCGCGAGCTTGGCATTGGTCACCGCACTATCGGCGATGCCGCCGGTCGCAACCGTGCCAAAGCCGATGGATCCGCCACTCTCGCGCAACACACCATCGCTCGACGCGGTCGCCTGGATATCGGCGACGTTGCCCGTCGAATTTGCCGAGCGACCGACCACCGCCAAAGCGCCCGACTGACGAAGCATGGAATTGGCGACCTTGTTCGCACCGATGGCCGCCGCGCCGCCGGCAAAGGTGACATCTCCGGTCACGGTCCGGCAAAGCGGACTGTTGGAGCTGCGACCGAAGGCGATTTGGTCATCCGAGCACGCCGCGATCGAGGCTGGCGCGGCGCCGGCGCCCCCGCCAATCAGGAAACCGTATTGTGCCAGCGCCGCCGAGCTCGCCATCACGCCGGCGCTGGCGAAATACGGCACGCCGCCGGAGGTGCCGCCGGTCAGATAGGGCGACCAGGCGTGCGTCGTGGTGTTGAGCGCGCCGATCGCGACCCAGGACGCACCGTCGTACATCTTCACGATCGCCGGATTGGCCGTCGTGTCGCACCAGAATTGAAATGCCAGTGGCGCGGTGCCCGGCCCGTTCGCCGGCGCCGAGGATCCGTTGTGGCAGGCCGCGATCGCGCGCAGCGCCGGGTTGAGGTGATTGGTCACGAACGTCGCCATCGACATCGGACCGGCCCCAGGCGTGACATAGCTGGATTGCTCGGCCGCCAGCGCAGTCGAGACGGACATGACGACAGCGCCGATCGCGCCGAGAAGGCGTTGCAGTTTCATCGGATCAACTCGCTTTTAGAGGAAAGGTCGCCCGCTCAAGGCGTGACGCGCACGACGCAGTCAGCGATCAGCGTCGGCGGCATCTTGTTAAACGCCTGCTGCGTTACGCCGCCATTGATGGCGACCGTGGCAGTGATCGAACCCGAGAACAGGCCTGGTTTAGACGAATAGTTTGTCAACCCGCCGCCACTCGAGCCGCCGTTAAACATGCTCGTGACATAACCGAATGAGCTGCTGTTGCCTGCAGTTGTGACACTCGAACCGGCAGCAACCGTATTCCAAACAGCGGTCGACGCATCGACTGAAACTGTCCGCGTGACGTTCGGAAGCTGATTATCCGCGATGCTGCTGCTCTGCCCCCCACCATAAGCATTGAATGCCGCTCCGTTGATTCCGGATCCGGCGCTGGTGATGTTTGCGCCGGTCGGATCGCGCCCGGCCAGCATGCGCCCGTCGCAGCCCGGCAGCCCCACCGTCGTGGTATCGCCGCCGACACCGTATCCGGTCAGGAACACGCGCACGGTCGAGGTGCCCGACGAGGTCACGCAAGATCCGGAATTGAGCGTGATCGAGGTATTGGCGACCAGGCTCGCAATGGTGCATCCGGCGCCGATGCCCGTGCCCTCGACCGGCATGCCGACGCCGAACCCCGTGGTATCGGCGACGGCCGTGATGGTGGCATTGCCGCTGGTGCGCGTGCCGTTCTGCGCGCGCGTGACCTTGGCGAAATAGGCCGGATAGGTCGCCCGCGAGATCGCCGAGCCGTCGCCGCGCAGATGCAGCAGCGGCACTGCCTCCGATCCGCTAAAGGCGTATTTGCCGACCGCCGCGACATCGATCGGGACGCCGCTGGCGCGCGTGTACTGCGTGATTTCCCAATTGCCGGTGCCGAGATGCGTGACGACAGCGCGGTCGCCGGCGGCCGTGACCAGATCATAACCGCCCGGCACGGCCAGCGCGGTCGAGTTCACCAGCTTCAAGGCGCTGCCGAACCGCACGAACTTGATCGACCCATCCGGCGCGCTGGCGCCAAAGCCATTGATCGTCGTCGTCCCCGTGATGCTGACGGTTGCCTGCGCGACACTGCCGAGATCCGTGGTCGACGCCGCGGCGATCGATCCGAGGCCGCCGCCGACGATTCCGGCATAGCTGCTATTGGTCGGATCGAGATAGCCGGTCACGGCCCAATCGCCGTTAACGTACTGCTTGACGACCCAGGGCGAGCCGGAATCATCGATCCAGCATAGGCCGTCGACCGCGGAGCCGTTCACGTTCGCCGGCGCAGTTGCGCCCTTGTTGCAGCTCGCGAGCGAGCGGAAGGCGTCGCCGAGCTTCTGGCTGTATTGCACGCCGGTAAAAATGCCCGACGTCGGCGGCACCAGCTCATTCTGCACGGCGAAGGCCGACAGCAGCGTTTGCATGGCACCGGCGGCGATGCTGCCGGCGATCGCCGCGATCACCAGGACGGACAGATTGCGCTTCATGGATAATCCCTCAATAGCCTCTGACAAGCAGGTTGACGCCGCCGCGCGTGACGTTGGCGCCGGCGTTGACGACGTGGACGGTGCAACCCGTCAGCGTGAGGCCCGTGATCTTGACCTCATCGCCATCGGTGCCGCCGACGATCGCGCGCTGCACGTGCGGCACGGTCGCGCCATTCGGACCGCCGGCGAACGGCAAGGCCGCGACGCCAGGCGTCGGCGCCTGGTCATAGCCGCCGGGATAGAAGGTCAGCGCCAGGCCCGTGTCAGGGACCGTCAACTCGGTGTAGTCGTCGGTTCTGTCCGGGACGTCGACGAACCATTCGAATTTGGTCCCTGTCGCGTCGGTATCCTCGCGGCTTGTGATCAGGACGAACCCAGGCTGAAAGAACCGCGCCACCCGCGTGCCTTGCGCGATCCGCACCCACTCGCCCCATTCCACGCCGGCGTGAAACACATCGGTCGGCGCGAACACGTCGGACGGACCGAACACGTCGACGTCACCGATCGAGGCAAAGCGCCAGATCGGAAACGCCTCGATATAGCGCGTCGGCGAGGTGCCGAGAATGTCCTGCGACCCAAGCACATCGGTTTGAGGCAGGAAGGAGTCGCCCTGCAGCACGCCGGACGCCTCGAACAACGTCCAGAACCGGCACTCGGCAGCGCGGCCGATATCGACCGTGGTCGGCGACACATAGATCGCAATGTGCAAACCATCGATCTCGAGCTGGCTGACGATCTCGGCCGCCCACGCTTCCGAGATGCTGCCGCTCGGATCGGTCTTGATAAAACTTCCCGAAATCACGCCGCCCTCGAGGCCGCCGGGCCATCCGGCGGCCTGCTCGTCACTGCTGACGATGATGTTGCGCGCGATCACGGAGTCCGCGACCGTGATCGACGTGGTCGCCGCGCTGTAGATCCTGACGCCGAACGGCGACAGCACATAGGCACGAACGTGATAGGTGCCATCGCCCGTCACCGCCCAGGGCGGCTGCGCAACGGCATCGGCGACGACCAGCCCCGTGTCCCAGCTGGTGCCCTTGCGGATCTCGTAAGTGATGGTGCGCGGATCGACGACCGTGGTCCAGTCCAGCACGGTCTGGCCGTCGAGCGTGCGAATGTGCAGATTGGTGACATCGCCAGGCGTGCTCGACAGCCCCGCCAGCTGCAGGCCGATCAGCGAGGCCCAATCCGAGGCCGTGCCATCCGTGAAAAGGCAGCGAACCCGAAAACTCCAAACGCCGGCCGAGATCAGCGCAACGTCCGCCATGGTCTGCGGCGCCGGCACGGTCGCGACCGTGACGAAGCCGCCGCCGGCGTCGTCGTCGCGCTGCTGCACCTCGAAAGAGGCGATGTTGCCGAACCGCGGCACCTGCCAGGACAGCCGCACCAGCGCGCGCACCGAGGCATCCTTGCCGTCGACGACTTCGAGATAGGTGAGATCGCGCGGCGGCAGCGCGAACGGATCGGCGGGAACGCTGACATGCGGGTCGTAGGGCGGGATGGCGCCCTGGTCGGCCTGCGAGACCTCCGGCGCGTCATCCACCAGCGTCAGCGTCGCGATCAGGTCTTTCTGATGCGCAATGCCCTGAACGCGATAGACCGCAGATTCCCGCTCGGTCTCACCGAAAGCGAACAGATTGCCTGCGGCGATCGCGCTGAGATCGCCGACCAGCGTCAGCTGCGTGTAGTCTCCGGCCGCCATTGCACCATCGACCGCACGGGTGACGCTGCGCGCGTCGTCCGGAATCCGGAAGGTGACGCCGTAGGTCTTGCCGGCCTCGAGAGTGACGACCTCGTCGAGCGTCACCACCTGCCCCACAACGGTCTTGACCCGCCCCGCCGCAAGGCCAATCAGCAGCACATCGTGCGAGACCTTGACGCGGTCGCCGCGCGTGCAGACAAGGTGCTCCCAGCCGACGCTGAGGCTGATTTTTTCCGGGCGAAGCCGCGACTGCGCGATATGAAAGCGGCCTTGCTTCCAGATCAAATCCGGATCGGTGACGCCGGGGAATTCCAGCCCCTCGAACAGCGTGGCGTTGGCAGCGCTGTAGCCGTCGTCATAGACGATGCGCTCATCCTGAGTGTAGCCGTTCTCCTCGTTAATGAAGCTGACACGCCAGCCATGCGGCTGCTGGGCATAGGCGCGCTGCAGCTGAAAGCCCCAGGAGTTGCGCGGCGTGAAATGCTGGACGATCGGATCATCCGGCCGGTCCCAGGCTACGCCCCATTTGCCATTGACGAAGGTCACCACCGCGCGGCCGGCCGAGGCGATGTCGGCAAGCTTGTCATAGACCGAGCCAACTGAGGTCAGCACCTGGTTGAACTTGAAGCCATTGGCGACGCAATAGGTCCACCAGTCCTGCAGGCCGGCCAGGTCGATGCCGCTATCGGCGACCGGCCGCGCATTGGCCGGGCCCTGCAGCACATGCCGGAACAGATCCGGCGGCCATTGCGACACTGTGTTGTCGACCCATGCGGCGCCGTTCCAGGCCTTCACCCGCGAGCTGCAGATGCCATTGAGCGTCGAGACCACGCCGTTAAGCTGCCCGGTGGCCTTGATGCGCAGCGCCGTCAGCGCCAAGGGCTTCGGGAAGTTGACGGGCGGCGCCGTCTTCATCGAGCGCAGCGCAGTCCATGTGACGGCCTCTTTGATGTTTTCTTTGTTGGTATCGTCGGTGACCTTGCGGGCGCGCACCTCATACTGCCCGACTGCCACGGCGGCGCGCGCACCGAGACGAGACGGGCTGGTCGAGCGGCCGAAGGTCAGCGTGCCCAGCGGAGTGAAGGCCCCGCCCCCGACCGGGCGATATTCGAAGTCGATCCGCACCTGGAACGGGTCGAGATTGCCGGTGTCCTTGTTGACCTGGAAGATGCCCTCTGGCGCCAGGAAGTCGAGCGAGATCTCGGTGGTGTCCGCGGCGGTGATGCGGGTCTGCCAGCTGTCGACGGATTTCAGCTCGATCGAGAGCGCCTGCTCGTCGACCCGCGAGGGATAGAGCGTCGGCGCCGGCTCCCAGACATATCCGGAATAGGTCTGGACCTCGACGCCCTCGAACGATGCCAGCGGCGTTTCGCCGATCCTGATATCAGAGACGTCTATCGGCCCAATACCCCAACAGAATATCAACCGCAGATATTGATCGTCGCCGACAATCTCGGTGTAAGGCTTCGCGGCGTAGAACGGCGACTGCCGATGCGTTCCAAGCACGACGGGAATCGCGCCGAATGGCGCGGCCTGGTTCTGCGCGCCCTGGATCGAATTGAGGCTCGCCGAGGCCGTGGCGTCCGCCAGCTGCGCCGGGCGGGTCGGAAACAGCGCGTTGATGGCGAGCGTGCCGGCCAGCATGATGCCGGCGGAGATCGCGGCTGAGGCGACCGAAAAGGCGATCGTGCCGGCGGTAAAGCCGAGCGCACCAGCGAGCGGTCCGGCCACGGCGATGGCCGCGACCGCGACCACAACCGTCAGAATGGTTTGCCAGATCTTGCCGCCATTCTGCAGCCGCGGCAGAAAGGTGACAGTGACGCCGGCCTTGACGCGAACCTTGCGGAAATGATCCGGCAGGATGGCATGGCCGTCGATATGAACGATGAAGCCGCCGGCATAGGTGCTGCCGGCGCAGGCTTCCAAGATCTCCGCGATCGACAAGCCGGCCGCGACCTCGCGCACGACGCGGTCGCCGGCGAGCGGATGCGTGCGCCCGATGACACGGACCGTCGCCGAGGGCGGCAGGATCTCGCCTTCGCGCAGCTGTCGAACCGGCAGCATGGTCAGATGTCCCGCAACCTGTAAAAGCCCACCACTCGATGCGACAACGGCGGCGCGCGATAGCGCTCGATGCGGCTGTCTTCGCCCTCGCTGACGTGCAGCAGCCGTCCCGGCTCGACGACGATTCCAACATGCGACAACAGGCGCCCGGCGCGCATCAGGACCCCATCGAACGGCCGCTCCTGCCCAAAGGCAATCTGCTGCCATGGCGCCATCTCGGCCGTGATCAGCCGCGCCAGCGCAGCGCGGTCCGCCGCCGTCGCATAGGCCTCGACGAATGACGGCAGCTCGCGGCCGCGCAGTTCGAGCAGCACCAGGCGCAGCAGCCCGTAGCAATCGCAGCCGGCGATGGTGCGGCCACGGTCGAGATAGGGAATGCCGACATAGCGATCGAACAGGCTCAATAGAACAGGCCCGGAAAAGCCGCCGGCGAGAATGTGCCAGACGGGTACGGCTCGGTCGCGAGCGCGTCGATGGTGAGATCGAAGGTCAGCACCGCGGCATCGGCGATGAGGTTTGTCATGTCGAATTCGGCAAAGGTGGTTTCGACCGTGTCGGGATCCGAGGCGAGCACTGCCTCGATCAGCACTTTAGGCGGCGTCGACACCGAGCGCGCCAGCGGGATCAGGTCGCGCGTGACGTTCTCGACCGTGAGCTTGGAGGCCGGCGGGGTGCGGTCCTGCTCGTCCGGCAGCGTGATATCGACGCCGGCATAGAGGAAATCCTGCCCCCGTGAGACCGTGCCGTAGACCAGCGGATCGGTCGACAGGCGCGCGGTCGGATCGGTCGAGAGCAGGATCGGATCGGTCAGCGCCGGATGGGTGACGGTCAGCAGGAAGATCGGGACCTCGCCCGATTCCTGCGAAAACAGCGCCTGGCGGAAGTTGAGCGACAACACCCTCATGGCAGGATCACCAGCGAAAGGCTGAGCTGAAAATTATCGCCGCCGAGCGGTACGATCGCCGGCGGCGACTGCTTGACGTGCTTAACCAGCAGATTCGCGCCACCGAGCGGATCCGGGAAGGTGAACGGCAGCGAGCCCTGCAGGATCGTGGTGCGGAAGAACGTGCGCCAGGTCGCAACCTGCGCACTCGACAGGATCATGCTGCCCGACAGCGGCCGCATCACCGCGCTGGTGCCGCGACGCGTGATCGACGGCCCGAGGTCAGGCCCATATTCGACCAGCCCGTCGCCCTCGCCCATGCTGGCGCCGGACAGCAGCAATTGCTGCGGCAAGGTATTCGGCCATGCGTCCGCCATCAGCGCCTCGCCACCGACTGCCGCAAACCGAACTGATCGGTCATCACGCGATTGTTGATGCCGCCGGGCGTCGCCAGGCTCTTGGCGTTGATCTGCGCGATGGCGACCTCGATATCGATGCCGCCGGAATTGTTCGGCTGCTGTGTCACCGAGCCTTGCGCATTCGGGCTCTCGATCAGGGTCACGTTCACCTGCGGAGCGGCGGCGCCGCCTGCGGCAGCAACGCCAAGGCGGCCATCAGCGCCGCGCCGCAGCGGCATGATCGCCTCCTCGCCGGCTTCCCCAAACAGCGCCATCGGCGCGACGGTAGGGCTAGAGACGAGATCAGGCACGCCGCCAAGCGCAAACGGCACCACCTCGCCGGACGCAAACACGTTGCCGGTGGCGCTGGGCAAGATGTTGAGCGGCGCACCAGTCCCACCTGAGAGGCCCAACCCGGAGAATTCCGACTGGAACGAGCGCATCAGCGGCTCGACAATGGCGATCTTGATAATCATCTGCGTGATGGCCTTCTCGAAGGCGGTCGCCATGTCGGCGGCGCCCTGGCCGGCCGTCTTGGCGCCGGTTGCAATGTCGGTCAGACCCGACACCATGTCATTTTCGATCGCACTGGAGAGGCTGCGCGCGGAGCTGTTGAACCGCATCTGCGCCGCCTCGGCCGAATTGAGCGCAGTCGCGACATCAGGATAAATGTCCTTGAGCCGCGCGGCGATCTGGACGTCGCTATCGGACAGAAAAGCCGTGTTCCCGCCGAATTTGAGCTCTGCCGCCACCTTGGCCTTGGCGAGCGCATCCGCAGCCTGCCCGGCGCGCGCGGCCAAATCGTAAAAGCGCTCGGCGAATTTCTCGGTATCCGTGACACCGGCTCGCTCGGCCGCGGCATAGAGCTGCGCCTCGACGCGCAGCCGCTCCAGCTCGCCCGCGCCCTGCCCGGCGGCCTCAGCATCCGCCTGCAACTTGGCGATCTGCCGCTCGACCGCGTCAGTCACTTTGTCGATATCGCTCTTGCCGGCCATGTTCGGCAGAACAGTCGAGTAGTCCGGCGTCACCCGGATCCGCTGCGGCGCATTGGCGAGGCCATCATAGCGCTTCTGGATCTGGTCGAGATAATTCATGACCTGCGCGAGATCAGCCTCCTCCGGCAGGCCCAGCGCACCCTTGAGGCTCTTGGCGCGGAACGACTGGTCGCCCAGCCGCTGCATGACCTCGACGAGGCCATAGACCTGATTCACGGTGTCATTGAGCTGCGACACCGTCTGCTGATCGACCGGTGTGACCAGGCGAGAGAAAAATCCATAAATGCCGCCGATCGCATCGAGCGCCTTGACGGAGTATTCGGCGAGCTTGACCAACAAGGGCAGAAGGTCGGCCAGGGAGGCCTTGAACTGGAGATCCCAGCCTGCGACCGCGGCCTTCCATTCCGAATTGAACTCGCGTGCCTTGGCGATGGTGTCGTCGTTGATGATGATGCCGAGATCGGCCGCCTTCTGCTTCATCGCCTCGAATTGTTCGGCGCCCTCGCGCAGGAACGGAATCCACGACCGCGACACGCCGGCGATCTCGGTGATGCGCTGCGAGACCTGCGGCGAGGCGCTCTGCATCAGCCCCATGATCTCGGTCAGTGCCTGCTTGGTGGTGATCAGCTCGCCGTTCTGCTGGCGGATCGACAGCCCGTTCTGCTTGAACAGCTCGCCGAATTCGGTGACCTTCTGGCTGGCCTGCGCCAGATCGGTCCCGATCTTGTCGATGCCGGAAAAGAAATCCTTGTCCGACAGACCTGCGGCGCGCGCAGCATAAAGCGTCTGCTGGAACTCCTTGACGCTCATTCCCGCGCGTTCGGCACCATCGGAGAGGTCGACAAGCTGCTGGGTCTGCTCACCGACATAGTTGACGAACGAACGCAACCCCGCGATCGCACCCGCAACCGCAATACCTACGCCGGCGATCGCCAGCGTCATCTGCGCAGCGGAGGCCTGCGCCGAGCTGGCCGAGCTGCCGGCCTGGTCCATCGCCTGCGAAAAGCGATCGGCGCCGGACGTATCGCTGTCGATGACAAGCTCAGTGACAACCTGGCTCATTCGGCGTCTCTTTTCACGGCGTGCACCTTGCGAAACAACAGGTCGAGATCCTCGAGGATCGCGATCTCCCATGGCCGAAGCCTGAGGCCCGACAGGCGGGTGAAGGCGTCAAGCTCGAGGAAGGTGATGGGCTCGATAGCAAAGCCGACCGAGCGGCGCGCGTTGAGCCGCAGGAAGGCGTTCCAGAGATAGGCGAACTCGTCGGGCAGCGGCGGGCAGATCAGCGCGGCCTCGTGTTTGGTCCGCTGCACCGGGTCGTGCGCGGTGCGCCTGACCAGGCCCTCGAGGATCTGCCGATAGGTCGCGCCGTCCGGCTCACGCCGCTCCAGCTCAAAGGTCCGTTCGGCGAAAGCCCTCAGCTCGTCGCGGAGGGCTGAATAAAATTTACCTCATCGGAGAGGTATTCCATCACCTGGGTGAGAAGCCAACCCTTCTTGCGATCGAGCAGCAGCGCGCTGGCCGCCTCGGGCGAGAATTCGATCAGCTTGCCATCCAGCCTGACGGGAGAGAACGCCTTGGTCCGCTCAACGATAGCCGCGACATTGTCGCGACGGATCGTCTCGACCTCGAGTGGCTCCTCATCCTTCCACTTGCGGCCGTTGGCCTGCGCCTGACGACGCGACTGCGCCTTGCGGAGCGCATCGCGCGTGGCTCGGTCTGCGAGTGCGACGGTGACGGGATGGCCGGGCCCGTAGAAGGTCCAGGTCCAGCCGGTCGGCTGTAGGGTCGCCGGATGACGAATGACGAGATCGCCCTCGTCGCGCGCATCGAGCGTCGCAAGGTCCAGATCTGTAGAGTCTTGCAAAGATTGCCTCCTGTTGCAGCAGTGAGAACGCGGCCGCGCGACGCTTAAGGCGCGGACGTCTGGAATGAGACCATGGTCGCGTCGTAGCCGCCGGCCGTATTGGTGGCGACGCCGGCGAGCGCATTCGGGACCTTGATGCTCTGGGTGCGGCCGCCGCCCTGCTTGGAGAAGGCCGAGGGATCGACGCTGCCGAGGGTGAAATTCGGCACCGCGATGGACAGGAAATCCTTTGGCTCGCTCATATTGTCGACGGCGAGCACGTGCAGCGTGTACGGCGTCTCCGCGATGAAATCCGAAAGCTTGGTCAGGTCGCTGCGCAGCGCCGTGATGTTCATGTCGAGCATGATCGACCCGGTAAAGACGTCCGGCGCATATTTCTGCGCGCCTGAGCCGAACACCGGATTGGCCGTCGGCTGGATGTTCAGCGTCATGTCGAAGGCCGTCAGCGCGACCTGGTCGACGCCACCAAGCCGGATGGTGGCATCGACCACCGAGAACGGCACGTCGGTCGGCGCGGCCGGCGCCGTGAAATAGGGCGAGGCACCGGTCGCATTGGCCTGGATCTGGCCGGTGCCGGTGCCGGCGACCTCGGCGAGCAAGAGGCCGTCCGGCTGCATGGTGAACTTCACGCTGCCCCAGACGAAATCCTGCGCGACGGTCGACTGATCGATATCGCCCTCATACTCTTCGAGTGTGAAATAGGCCTTCGACAGCGTCGCCGGATTGATCAGGCGCTTGCCAGGCCTCGTGATCGAGCAGGTTGTGTCGGCGGCGGCGTTGACGACCAGCGTCTCGGCGACCGTGATCGTGGTCGCGCTGAGACCAGTGATGCGCAGGTTCTTTCCATTGTTGGCTGCATCCGGCAAGCCAGTGCAGCGGATGATGTCATGGACGCGGAATCCCATGGTGATCGGATTGCCGCTGGCAAGAATGATCGTATTGGCGCCGGTCGTCAGCGAGGTGAAATCGGCCTGCGTCTTGGTCAGCGCGATCGAGTCCCACGTCGAGCGCATGCAAGCTTCGATGATGGGATCGATCGAGCCGAGCGATACCTCGGCGTTATAGGCCGCGGCGAGCTTCTGCGAGCCGTGGCGGCCGCGCGGCGACATGCCGTCGGCACGCACCTCCTGCGAATTGATCGCGGCCTTGGACAGGCGCAACCCATTGCCGCCGGTCAGGCGCAGCAGGCTGGCGCCGGCACCGGTCGCGGGCGTGCCGAGCGTCGCCTGCTTCTTGTAGGCGACGAGGCCATTCTGGTTTGTCTGGAACATGGCAGGCAGCTCCTGTTAGCCGAGGAAAAAGAATTCGAACGGGATGGTCACCGTGACGCCGAACCAGTTGCCGTCGTCGCTGGCGGTCTCGCCGCCGCGCACGCTTGGCCCGTAACAGACGACCTTGGCGCCCGGATCCGAGTTGTAGAAGGTCGCGGCACGGAACACGTCGCCTGCAAGCTTGGCGATTGCGAGCTGCTCGGCGTAGCCGTAGCCCTTGGGCGCGAACACATGAATCCGAATGTGGCCGCTGGTGAGCCAGGTCTGACTGCCCGGAAGACCGGCGCCGCGCAGCGCAGTGTCGGTCTCGATCACCTCGAAGTAACACCACGGAATTGGATGGCCGCTGCCGTCCTGCGGCGGCCATGGATCGGCCGGCTGATCCTCGTTCTGATAGGCAACGGGCGAAGCGGAAAAGCGCGCCACGAAATAGGCGCGCGCCGCGGCGACGGCGCCGGCGTAATCGGCCATCAGCCCCTCGCCCTGATTTCGAGCGCCGGCTGGCGCGAGAGCCAGTCTTGCCGCGCCTTGTCCGACATGCGCCTGCCGGGCCGGATGGCGCGCGAGAACGCCGCGAAGGCCGCGATGTCGCCGAACCGCACCGGCATAAACGTGAACTTGACGGCGGCGCGATTGCCATAGCGGCCGGCGACGACCAAGGCAGCATCCTCGTAAACATGCGCTGGAGCCGACATCTGCATCTTTCCGATTTCGATCTTGCGCGCGTAGGGCACGGGATTTGAGATGTTGATCTGGTCGCCGGCACGAAACGCGCCGACATTGCCGTCCTGGACCACATGCCCGTTGAGAAACACCGTGTGGCTGTCGCGATAGAGGCCCGGATGCTTGTCGCCGGTCGAGCCGACCGGTGAGCGATCACGCAAGGTCATGAGCGCGAAATCGACGACGTCCTGCATCGCCAGATAGCGAAACACCAGGCGCACATCAGACCTTGATCAGCTCGTCCGACTGGCCGGTGACGATCTGCTCGACCTCGGTCGGCAGAACACCGTTGAACGCCTGATCCTGCTCGGCCTTGATGATGGCATGGATCATTTCCTTCCGCGCATGGCGCAGCGCCTCCTGCTTGGCTTGCAGGATGTCTTTCCGCGCGTTGAGGACCCTCGCCGCGCCGCTACCGCTCCCATATTGTGCGATGCCTTGCGCGATCAGGCTCGTCTCTTGGCCGATTGAGACATCGGACGAGTCAAGAGCCTCGAGCCGGCGCCGGTAATCCTTCTCGTCGAAAACCTGCGCCATCAGCCGCGCACCTGAATTTCCAACGCGATCAGCACACCCTGGATGCGCCGCGCCTGGTCGTCGACGCCCTGGATCGCCGCCTCGCGGCCGGAGATCACCAGCTTGTCGTCATTGGACAGAGGCAACATGGCGGTCAGCGCCACTTGGCCCGGCGCGACCGCGGCATCCGGATCGACCAGCACGATCGCCTTGCGGTCACCCTGGACGATGCCGCCAACCAGTTGCTCCGGCTTGTACATGATCACCTTCGCCAGCGCAGAAGCCTCAGCGACGATCGCGCGCGACACGCCCTTGCCGGCGTAGCGGCGCACCAGGACGGCGCCTGAGCCTGCCTGCGCGAGCATCCTGCGATGGCTGGCTAAGGCCTGGTCAGGCGTCATTCGCCCTCAGCCTTTTCGGTCGTCGACATAATGACCTGCCCAACCTCCCCTTCTCCGGTCGAGCCGCTCAAGGAGTCCCCACCATCGTTTGGGCCGCCATTGCTCCCGGCCGTCATGCGGGTGATGACCTGGTCGAGGGCCGAGCGGGTGACCTCGAGCGAACCGACATGGGCTTTCAGGGCCGCATGCTGGTCGTCGATGTCGGTCAGCACCGTGTCATAGCGCGCCCCGGTGACGGCGAGGTCCGCCTCGACCTTTTCCGCGCGCGCCAGGCGCCCGGCAAAGCCCGCCAGCTCGATCGGCCGCTTAATGGTTCGGTTCATGTCGGTGACCTCCAGAATTGACGGGTTGCGCTCGATCGCGACCAGCAGCCGGCGCAAACGCAGGCGCCGATACGCAGCGGCGACGAGCGCGTCGATATCAACGGGTCTTGACCCGCAGGCGGATCGCCTGCTCAAGCTCGGCGCCCTTGGCCGTGGTGATGCGGTTGACGATCTCATAGGCCTGCCCAGCCGCTCCGCCGGAGATCTGCACGGTCGCGACCTTGTCCGTGTTGCTGGCATTCTCGGCGACCAGGCCGGACGGCAGCGCGAAGGTCGAGGCCGCCAGCGCATCGCCGTCGGCAAGGCGCGCGGTCCAGTCGACCGCATATTCGATCCGGCGCTCGGCCGGGTCTTTCGGCGGCCAGACGTGACGCGCGGTACGAGGCAGTAGAACGACACTTCGCGACATCACCAGACCTCGTCGAGCATCAGGTTACGAACCGCGTCGGGGATCAGGTTTGCAAGGTTGGTCGGCACGGAGAATTGCTGCTGCCCGACGCCGAAAACGGTCTCGCTCGTCAGCGTCAGACTGACCTCACCCATCGTGTAGAGATGGCGCAGCATCAGGAGGATCGCGACTTTGACGTTACCCGGCAAGTCGGCCGGGTCCTCATAGCCGGCATCAAACCGGATCACGACGGGCTCCGGCGAGCGGGCAAACAGGAGCGGCCAGCAGGTGCCGAATTTCGGGACGATTTGCACGCTATCGCCCTTGGTCTGTACCACATAGGCGGACGGATCGAGCGTCGCCTGCGTCTCGGTGGTCCAGGCCACATATTTGATCGAGGCAACCTGGTCGGCGAGGACGGGCGCGATCGGCAGCTCGAGCGCGGCGCGCCAGCACGGCAGCACCCATTCCAGCGTCTGCAACACGAACACGCGCTGGACTAACGACTGGCAGAATTTCGTCGCCGCCGGAATCAGCGCCCCAATCATCAGGTCATTGCTCGAGTCCGAGACACGCAACTGCGCCTTGGCTTCAGCCAGGGTCACAGGGTAGCTCGCCGGCGGGGTGACGATGCGGAGCATTGACGGCCTCGAGGAAGATATGCGGCCCGGCACAAGCGCCGAGCCGCTAGTCTTGCAGCGAAATCAGGCGTTTTGCACCACGGATGCCAAGTCGTTGTCGGTGCCGAAACCGTAACGCGGATCGAATCCGAGCACGGTGGCATCGACCAACGATGCCGCGGCGCCTACGGTCACCGACACGCGAAACCACTTGAAGCCGTTGTTGAAGTCGAGATCTTCCTGCTTGAGATCGATCGTGACCTGGTTGTTGTCGTTGGAGGCCTTCACCAGCTGGGTGATCGCCTTGCCCGTGACATCCTTGGCGCCGGTGCCAGCATTGTCGGTCGCCTGCTGCAGCTTGGCATCCACGGTCGCCGCAGCACCGAGCACGCCGGTTTTCAACGCAACCAAGAAGTTGTGAAACGTGGTGGCATCCATCCACCCCGACGTGACGGTGCCGGCCGCCTGCGATACGGGGCTGATGAAGCCGACAATGCCGACGCGCTGCGACGGCCTCAATGCGGGTCCAGACATTGTTTTTCCCTATGCTCTGGAAGGTTGGAAACAAGGCAAGCGCCGATTGCGCAAGCCTCTACCCTAGACAGCAAAAAGCCGCCCCGTTTCCGGGGCGGCCTCTGGTTGGACGAGAGGCGTGATTTAGCGGCTTGCCAGAGCGACGAAGTGCGACTTGCTGCTGGCGCCCTTCGCGGCGGCGACGGGGCCGGACAGATAGGGCTGGCCGCCCGCGCGGAGGATCCAGCGGAACGCCGTCAGGTTTTGGTCGAAAAACAGGTGGATCGACGCAGCAAAGTCGATGCCGCCGCCCTGCTTCGTCGCCAGCGCGTAGCCGGAGAGATCGGCCAGCACGATATCGCCCTTGGTGCCCAAGGTCTGACAGTGTTCATTGAACAGCAGCGGATCGCCCGCCAGGATGTTCTTGAACGGCGATCCGGTCAGCGCCTGGTTGATCGGCAGATAGGCCGCATTGTTGCCGATGGTCATGAGGCCGAGCTGCGGGATGGTGTCGCGGTTCGCGAGCCACATCGGGTTGCCGCCAGGCATCTCGAACAGGCGCGCCATCATCTTGAGGATGTTGGCCGCGACAATGGTGGTCGCGGTCTGGCCGCCTTCGGCGGCGACGGTCACCAGGGCCGGCGAGTTCATAAAGCCGAGCGGCTTGCCGTTGCCGTCGCCCCAGCACACCGCCTCGAACAACTTCCAGCGGATCGCGCGGGCAGCCTGGACGGTGATGCGGTTCTGCAACCGCGGCGCGTCCTCCAGGACTTCGTTGGTCGCGAGCACGAAGGCGTAGAGCTCGTGCAGCTGGATGATCTCAGGCGTCAGGGCCGCCTTGCTGGCGATCATCTGCGTGCCTTCCGAGCGCCAGGCGGCCTGGACGCCGGCCGCGCCCCACGGCGTGGTCTCGTCCTTGACGATGCCGACCGTGTTGCCCTGCGTCGGCTCCGGGTTGCAGAAGCCAAGCAGATCATTGTCGGCAAACACCAGCGACCAGATCTGCTCGCGCCATTCGGTCGGAACCAGCACGCCCTCACCCGACGATCCCTGATTCTGCTGATAGCCGGTCGCCGCGGCCGCGAAGCGCGGATCCGCGACACCATTGACCTGCAGATTGCGCACGGCGACGGCGAACTCGGCGAGACTGCGGAAACCCGCGGTCCGCGCCGGATCGGTATCGTTCACGATTGTCGCGAGCGACGGGCCCCCGCCGAGCGACGAGGTCGAAAACAGGGTGGCGCGGCGCACGGCCTTTTCCTCGGCCGAAATCTCGCCGTCGAGCGTGGCAACCTCGGCCTCCAGCGCATCGACCTGCCCCTCGAGCGTGGTGATCTGCGCTTTTTCCGCGTCAGTCGCGTTGTCCTTGCCGAGCAGCGCATTGAGCTGGTCGAGCGCGATTTTGCCAGCCTTCGCCTTCTCGGCGCGGGCATGGCGCAGCTTCTTGAGATCCTTTTTCATGGGATCAACAACTCCTGTTGTGATGACGCCGGACAAGAGAGCCCGCACTCCCGCTGTCCGGCGACGCGGGTGGGCAACCGAAAATGACTGAAAGAAACGCGCTACTCGAAAGCCAGCGCCGAGCGCCGACGCGCGGAACGCGCGGGCGGCTTCGGCAGCATGCCAGCAATGACGTCGGACATCGTCGCGACACGATCGGCCATGCCGCGCGCCATCGCCTCGCGCGCGCCGAACACGCGGCCCTGGCCGAAGTCTTCGCGGACCTTGGCCTGCGTCACCTTGCGGCCGCTGGCGACCGCCTTTATGAAATCGGCGCCGGCATCGTTGGCCCGCTTCTGCAGGAACGCTCGCGCATCGTCCGAGAGCGGACCGAACGGATGGGCCTCGTTTTTGAGCGGCGACTGCTCGCTGCGGATGATGGTCACGCCGATGCCGGCCTCCTCGAGCGCCTTGCCGTAGTCGACATGCATGATCATGGCGCCGATCGAGCCGACATCGGCGGAGGGCGTCATCACGATTTCCGACGCCTGCGAGGCGATCCAGTAGGCCGCCGACGCCGCCAGCGTGTTGACGCAGGCAACGCAGGGCTTCTTCGAGGCCGCATAGGCCATCGCAGCGGCAGCTTCCGGCGTTCCGGAGACCGTGCCGCCGGGGCTGTCGATGTCGGAAATGATGCCGGCGATATCGGGATCATCCGCTGCGCGCGTGACACTGGCGGCGAAGCCGGACAGGCTCGATCCGTACCAGGAGCCGCGCGGCGTCAGCGGACCGGACAGCTGAATCAGCGCGATCTTGTTCGCCTGCGTCGTGACGGTCGCGGATGCCGCAGCCGCCTCGTCGCGCGCGGCGACCCGCGCCAGGCAATCGGCCAGTGCCGACATGTCGAGCGCGACGACGGCGTCGATCGACGAAATCTCGGCCAGCACCTGCCGCAGCTTGAGGCCCTTAGCCATGCTCGCCATCCTTTTCGGTTGAGCTGTCGTCGGCATCCGGCTCGGCCGCAGCTGCGCCCGAGTCCTTGGTCAGCGGATTTTTGTACTCGTCGCCGCCAGGGTCGCTCCGGGGCGACATGTTTTCCCAGCGCAGGATGTCGTTGGCGGACAGCCATTCGCCCTGCCGACCCATCAGATATGCTGCGTAGCGGGTTTTGAGATCGCCGCGCAACAATCCCGCGAAATTGAACTCGACGAACATGCTGTTGTCGTCGTTGTCGAGCAGCAGATCGCCCTCGGCGGCCTGCTCGATCGCTATCGCGAGCGGCGCAAGGCAGTAGATGACGAAATCGAGCGACTGCTGCTCGATGTTGTTGTTGGTCGAGCGCTCGAGACGGCCGGCGCGGTGCGGCGGATAGCTCCAGAGGCCAAACACGGCGGTATCGGCAGCTTTTTCGGTCTCGAGCAGCTGGGCCTCGGAATTGGTGACCTTTAGCGGTTGGTATTTGACGCCGTGGGTCAGCAGCCGGTCCCGATGACGGTTGCGACCGGTGCCGCCATCGCGCCATGCATCCAGGAAAGCGCGCTTGTCCTCTTTGTCCTTGAACATGCCGGGATGCTCGAGGACGCCGCCGGTGGCGCCGAAATTGGAAAACCAAATGTCGCCGTATTCGTGCACCGCGATAGCGCGCGCAAATACGTTCTTCGCGGACTCGAAAATCGGTTCACCGAGCAGTCCGTCCTCGCGTAGCGGGTTGCCACGCAGGTGCCAGAGCTCGTCCTCGCGATAGGTTTCCGGCTTGAGCGATGCGTTCTGAACGATCGTGGCCGGCGGGTTGAAGGTGTAGTAGAGCCGGCCATCATAGCGCCGTTCGACGTTGGCCAGGCGGCGCGGATGAAGGATGTCCATCCCGCCGAGGCCATATGGCTCGGGGCCAAGCCCGTCACCGGGCGGCAGGATCCGGCAGAACGCGTTGCGGTAGTAGGACAGATGCCAGGCGACCTCGGACACGAACTCGCCGGGCTTGGTTGTCCCGTTCGGACGGCTGCCGAGCAGACGCGTCAAAGGATGGTCCGGCAGCGCCGTACGCGCCCCCTTGGCGCCGCGGCGATAGACCGACACCGGGAGGGTCGACAGTGCCGAGGACAGCCCGTAGCGGACCGACTGCACCGCGCCTAGCTGCGAGACGTTGTGATCGGTCACGGCGACGCCGGCGATCGACATCCCGCCGCCGAGCGCGCCCCAATATCGCGAGTCCCATTCGTCGCGCGGCTTCGTGATGTCGATCGAGTCGGCGACGAAGCGCAGCGCATTGCCGATACCGGAAAGAAGGCCCATCAAACCACCGTCAGGACGTCAGCGCCGGTGATCAGCATGCCGGCAGAAGGATTCCAGCTCATCAAGATAGTCGCCTGTAGCAGCGCAATCAGCGGGTCGATCTTGGCGCGGCCGGCGACCTGCTTGGTAATCATGTCGGCATTGCCGCGCTGCTCGACTTTCGCGTTGCCGACGACCCACGTCATCAGCGCCTGGTCGGCATGGAAATACGTCGCGTCGGCGAGCTTGATGTCGAGACCGTAGACTGCGGGCGCCAGCGCCGGCCCCTGCAGCAGCCGGCGGATCATGTCCTCGGTGACGCCGGCGCCGAACAGCGCTTCAAACAGAGCGGCAGCCCGGTTCGGATCGATCCCGACCGCGTTCTTTTGCGGTAGCAGGCCGCTCGCGACGACGCGCGCGACGATGGCGGCCAGATCGGCATGCGCCGCAGCGATATCGACAATCTTGAACGACTCTTCCTTGACGAAATCGTCGAGTTGCGCGGCGATTTCCTTGCGCCGCTGCAGAACGATCGGATCTGCCCAGCCATAACACCACGACAGCCAGTGCCGCGTGACCTTTTCCCGCCCCATCACCGCCAGGCCAAGCAAATCGTCGCGGCCGCCGCCGTCGACGCCAATCGTGACCACTTCGCTGCGGGCGAGCAGCGACTCGAGATCGAGCTTTTCGTCGACCTGTGCATCCCAGAGATCGGCGCCGCTCCAACCTTCGTTGTTGATGCCCTGCCCGATCTCGATGTTGAGGTGCTGCGAAGCCCAGATATTGATGGCCTCGTCACCCTTCTCCTGCTCGGACTCCCAATCGGCGCGCATCGCCTCGACCGTGATCGGCCGATTGATATTCGGCATCACCATCGGCCAGTTGGCCGGGTCCTTCCAGCGCGGCTCAACGCCCTGCGCGCGCTCCTCGCGCGTCAAAACGGCGATGTCGCGTGGAAATTCGTACAGCAGGGGCAGCGTCGGACGGATGACACGGCCGCGATAGGCGCCGTCGCGCAGATTGCGCACAAATTTCAGCTCGCTCTTGAAGGCGCCGGCTGGAATGTCGTCGCTCTGCGTTGTCGTGATCACCAAAACGCCTTCCGGAGTCTTGTCGAGACCCCCGCGGATCTGCCGCAGCACGCGCGAGGTGTTGGCCGCCTTGCCGAGCACGTGCAGCTCGTCGAGCAACACGAAGATCAGCGCCATCGCGCCGGTCAGGATGCGCAGATCGAACGTCGCGACCTGCATTTCCGACTTGGTGACCAGGTCCTCGATCGTCTTGATGTGGTCGCGCGGCCTGAAACGGCGCTTCAGGTCAGGCGACTCGTCGATCATTCCAACCGCCTGCTCATAGGCGCGATCGGCGATCGCCTGCGTCGGGCCGAGGAACAGCGCGGTCGCGCGCGGGCGGAAGTTCATCAGCATCGCGACCAGCATCAACGCGGCGGAATAGGTCGTCTTTGACGAGCCTTTCGGGACCAGTGCGAAGAAATCGCGGATCATGCGCGTTTGGCTGACCGGGTCCCATGAGCCGAACACCGCGCGGACCAGGTCGCGAAACCATTGCCCGGACGCATCACCGAGCCGAGGATTGCCCGGGACGTCCGGCAGCCGCAGCTCGTCGAAGAACGCAAGGCCCATATCGGCCTCAGCCTCGAGCAGCGGCAGATCCGGCAGCAGCGAACGCCCTTCGCGGATGCGCGCTTCCCAATCGGGGCAGGACGTATCCCACATTTACGAGTTAAGCCCCTGCTGCCGGCGCATCATCAGCTCGCCCATCGGCGTGCCCGCGTTCGGCTGATGCGCCGCGAGCAGCGCCTCCTCCTTCTTGCCGAGCTTTGGTGCCTTCTCCGGCTTCGGCTCGGCGGCCGCAGTTTCGGCGACCCGTGGCCGCGACGTCTGGCCGAAGTTCATCAGGTCGTTCCGCTCGACCAGCTTGAGGAACGGGCCGAGGCGCCCCTTCTCCGCCGCCTCGAATGCCTTCATCAGCAGCGCAGCGTCGAGACGGTCGCGCGCAACGGCGCGATAGCGCAGCTCAGAAAAATAATGCTTCCGCAGCGTCGGCAGCGTGACGCGAAGTGCCGCAGCGATCCGCTCATTGCTCCAGCCCATCGCCAGCAACATGTTGACGCGATTCCGGTTTTCGACAGTTGGCACATGCTCCGGCCGACCACGCCCGCCATGGTTGGCCGGGATGGGGTCGCCAAAGAGGTCGAAATTGCTGGCCACGGCGAAAAAAAACCTGCGAATGAGAGAGGGGCCGGTCCGTGGAGCGAGGGGCTGCGAGGATTTAACCACCCCCCACCCCTTCACTGCTCGATGATGCCTGGCGGCGCCGGCCACTGCTCAATGAAGCGGTTCATGTCGGCTTCGTTGGTGAAGCCCATCCACGTCCAGCCGTTGATGGTTGCACTGCCTCGATACCAGAGGCCGGGCTTGCCATGGATTGGCGAGGCCTGCTCGCCGATCTGGTCGATGCACCACGTCAGGATGGCATACTCACGATCGCGACCGCTCGAATGCCCGCCCGTGTACGCATTGACCATCCACGGGTGACCGCTCCACACCTTGCGCATCAGCTCGGCGCGCTCAGCGTCACCGTGATCGAACGCGAGCATTCGTTCGTACAGAGCAGTTGCCATGACCGTTCCGATCAGTGCCAGACGCCGCGGGTGTGCAGGCTAGCCTGCTCCTCGGCCTGCTTGAGCTTATCGTGGCAACCCTTGCAGAGCGTCTGCAGGTTAGCCTCGCACCAGAACAGCTGCGCATCACCACGGTGCGGCTTGATGTGGTCACACACGAGCAGCGAGCTATCGCCCTCGACCAGCCCGCACTTCCTGCAGGTGTAGAGATCGCGCAGGAAGATGCTGAGACGAAGCAGCCGCCAACGGGCGATCTTGTACCAGGCTTTCCAGGGCGGCTGCGGCATCTACAAAAGGAAAGGCCCGACCACACCGCGGGGAGTGATCGGGCCTTGGCAACGCGCCACGAAGTCAGGGAGGAAACGCCCAAGGACGGCAGCGGCAACGCACAGGCGCGCTACAGCATACCCTAGACATGCAAAAGCCCGGCGCGAGGGCCGGGCTTGTTTGGGGTGTTGAGTTACGCTTCGCGCGTCCGCCTGGAATCAGGCTCTGCGCTTTTAGCCGAGCTGCCGCGAATGCACCGCACCGCGAATTAGTCGATCAGCTCGATCTGCGTCTCGGTCAGACCGTTCACCTTGACGCCGCGCTTTCCGTTCTCGACGTAGACGCTGAGTCGGCCACTTGAGTCAATTCGCTCGATCAGCGCCCTGAAGCCTGTGAACAGCCCATCGGCGACACGCACATGACGACCGACCCTGATCGTTGCCTCGTCCTCGACCTTCTTCGCACCGACAAAACTGTACTTCAGGTAGAGCTGCGCGAGCGCCCATTTGCGACGAGACGGTAGCATATTCTCGATCGCGACGATGTCCCTGATCAGCTGCATCTCCGTCGCATTGAGCCAGGATCGGAGCTTGCCGAATTCGAGCAGATTGTCGACGTCCGGAATGCTGCGGATTTCGCCGAGTCGATCCAGTTCGAATTCGGGCAGAAAGATCAGACCAGGCAAGAACGGCTTTTCGATCCGCCGGCCGAGGTGGGGCTTCCGAGCGTGGCTGCTTGTGCCGCGCTGGATGAAATGAACGACGGTCGGAGACCACCCGCTGATGCAGCGCTCGCCGAACGCCTTGATGACCTTGGCATCGCGCCCAGGCATCACCTGAAGAACGCGCCAGCTCTGAGGGATTGCGGGCACGGCCTGATGCTCCTTGGTCGTGACATACTCGACGAAATCGCCGATTTTATAGACCATGTTCATTCGTCTCCCCCTGCCTGTGATGCTTCAACGTCGGACCACGTTCCATCCTTGCGCGGCGGCCATGGCGCCGGCGCATGGAAGCCATCCTCGTCGCCGCGGCGCTCGAGCAACGGCGATCTGACGCCGAACACGTTCGCCCCAATGAACGCCTGCCAGGCCGCGACCTGCTGACGGTTGGTGATCCAGTGCCAGGACGCCCTGTCGGCGACGCCGCCAAAGGCAAGCAGCTGCGGCGTGATGCTGCCGCGATAGATCACCTTGCCGGCGTTGACGAACAGCCGCGCCTTGGCCACCGCGTACAGCACCTCGAGCGCGCGGTGCTCCTCGCCCCCGACATCGAAAGCCGTTCGCGAAGCGCCACCCTCCGCAGAGCCCTCGCCCTGCTTCAGCAGCGTCCAGCGCTTGTCCTCGAGGTAGCGCCAACCGGACGGAATGGTCTTGCGGCCCTGCCGCTTTAGCTCCTCGAGGAACGGCTTGACGCCGTCGAGCGCAGCTTTCTCCTCCTCGGCCGAGAGCGCATCGGCCGCATAGTCGGTGCGCTGGCGATCGTCGACGGCAGAGGTCGGCCATCGCTCACGGAACTCGGCCTTGAACCGATCCTTACGATCCCTCGCGCGCGCACCCGCGTCTCTCTCAATCGTTTTAAGGGGGCGTTCTAAGGGGTCGTTCTTGGTGCCCACGTATGTGTGGGCACCCGTGCCCGCGTATGCATGGGCACCCGTGCCCACGGGCGGGCACCCCTGCCCACCAGCGGGCACCCCCTCCCCGTTTTCCTGCACTTCCGCGCTTTCTGCATGGCTCTCGTCGTCGACATCATCAGCATCGCGCGCGAGGCTTTTCAGGTCGAAATCATCCCGGTCGAGCTTCACGCGATACGCATAGCTCGACGAAGGCGTCGAATCCTCCGGCCGCCAAGTGTCGCGCCGGCGCTTCTCCACCCAGCCGGCCTCATACAGCCGATCGAGCGAGCGCTGTAATGTGGCGCGACCGCAGCCGATTTCGGACGCCATGCGCACCTGGCTGCGCGTGCACCAGCCGGCGCGATCGATGTGACGGCCGAGCAGACACAGCGTTTGCAGGTCGCGCGGCTCGAGCGAGCGATCAGTCACCGCCCCCGCGGGAATGATCGATAGACGAGGATTGGACACGGGATGCCTTGAGAGATGGAGTCAACTGGACGCGGTAAGCAACAGAACGCTAGTGACAATCGCGGCTTGCCTACGGCCGGTCGTGATCGATCATGACGTCGACGATCGCCTGCACCGAGAGGCGCTCGATTGCGCCCGTCTCGATCGCGCGGCTGAGACGCGGCCACCAGCGATCCGGGAAGCGCGCGCCGTTGACGGTGCGGCCGAAGCTGACGACCTGATACTTGTCGAGCCCGTCGACCTCGCGATCCGCCACCTTGACGACCAGCTTGGTGATGACCGTCGCCAACTTGAGGGCCTGCGGGCCGCCAGAGCCGAGCGTGCGCAGGACGAGGCTTGTGTCAGCCATCAGACCCTCCGCCCGCCAATGATGGCTGAGGATGCCCTGCAGAGCCGCTGGCGCGCTTGTCGAGTGCCGACCGACCAGGCGGCGAGTCGCCGAACCACGCCGCTGTCAGGCCCTGCCTGTCGATGCGCAGCTGCAGCTCGGCGCGCTCGCGCAGGTGATCCAGCAGCGGCATCCGCTTGCGCTCGACGATGGGCAACGGCAGCACGGGCGCCGCGGGCGCAACGGCGGCGGCGACCTCTGGCACAATGCCGGCAGCCGCAACGCCGCGCTTGCGCCAGGACACCGCAGGAACGCTCGGTTTCGGACCGCGCGGCCGGCGCGAGCGGTCACGCGCGCCTTTAAGCTTGCCGTAATAGCGCTGCTCGCACGCTGCCGCCGAACGCCCCGGCAACGCCGTCGCGATCTCCGGCCAGTCCAGCCGCTCGATATCGCGCATTCTCAGCAGATCGGCATCCTCGCGGCCTAACCAGCGAACACAGGTTCTTTCCGCTGCGCTCATGCGGGCACCTCGACGGCTTCACAAATCGGCGTCGCACCGCCGACCTGGATTCTCTCGCTGCCGCGCCACCATTCCTTCCAGTGGTCCTGTCGGCCGTGATTGTCGACGCCGTGGCACGATACACAGACGATCTCGCACCCCTCGCGCGTGCAGACCTTGCGGCTGTCGCCGTTCGGAGCGCGGGTCTTTTCGCTCCACTTGTGCTTCATTCCGCCGCCTCCAGGAATTCCGGGGCCGCGCGTTCGTCCTGCATGATGGCGAAGACGTTCGCCTCCATCTGCGCGACGGAGACGGCATTTCCGATCTGCTTGACCTTCTCGGTCTTGGTGCCGGCGAAGTGGTAATCGGGACCGAAGCCCATTGCCGCCGCCAATTCGTGCGGCTCGAGCATGCGGAACAGGATGTCGTACTCGAGTCCGGGCTCGACCAGATTGACATGGCCGCTGGCGCAGACGGCCGGCGCCGGATCGGCGAGATCGTGCACGCGCGGCGCCTGGCCGGGACGCTCGCCGAACTGCGCCGCGATGAACGCCAGCTCGCCGCGGTTGGCCGTCGTCAGCGTCGGCAGCGGATCGGCCTCGACGTCGCGGGCACGATTGGATGCATCGGCATGGGTGATCGGCACCACAAGCCCGAACCGTGCCTTGGCGGTCGCGGTCGGCAGCGGGTCCTCGCCGCTGCGCAGCGTCTCGCCAGAGCCAGAGCCATAGTAGGGTGAGATCAGGCAGTGCGAGTGTTTTGCGACCTGCGTCGGCGTCGGCTCGTCGACGGCACGCGGCGCACCGTCGCCGTGGCGCGAGAGCACGAACGGCTCGACCAGGTAACCGGCGCCCGAGGTTGTCGCGGTCGGCGCGGGCGCGTCGATCGAATGCGCCCTCGCTTCCCCACGCCCCTCGCCTGCCCGGTTGATGATCAGCGGCTGCACCAAGCCGACATGCGTGCCCCGCGCCGTCAGCGCCGGCAGCGGCACGTCGATGCCTTGTGCGGCCATATGCCGACGCAGCACGATGATGAACGGCTCCGGCCAGCCGAACTTGACGATGCCGGCATAGATTCGCTTGAGCGTCTTTGGCGCGAGCGGCTTCTTGCGGGAGTAGATCGAGCGGCCCTTGATCGACCAGTCGATGATCTCGCGCGCCGGGCGGTACGGTTTCAACGCCGTCGCCGGCGCGACGTCGCGCCTCGCATGCGTAGCAACCGGCAGCGTCAGCCGCCGATCATCGAACCGGAAGAACCCGAAAAACCGCTGCCGCGTCGTCGCCTCGCCGACGTCAGCAGCATTGAGCTTGCGCCATTCGATCGACGTCGCGCCCAGCCGGCGGATGGTCTCGATCCATTCGCGGAAATACAGGCCTTCCTTTTCCTTGATCGGCCGCCGCGTCTCCGGATCAACCGGCCCCCATTTGGTGAACTCCCAGACGTTCTCAATCAGCATGCGCTTGACGCGCAGCTCGGTCAGCCAGGTGATGACGTGCCAGGGATCGGAACGCTGCTGATCGGAGGTCGGTTTGCCGCCGCGCGCGATCGAGTGATGCGTGCAGGTCGGAGAGGCCATCAGCAAATCGAGATAGCCCTCCGGCACCACCTGGTGCGGCCGCACCTGGCTGATGTCGGCGCAATAGTGCCGGGCGCGGGGATGGTTGCGCTGATGCGTTTCCAGCGCCGTGCCCCAATGATTGACGCAGACCAGCTCCATCTCGAGTCCGAGCCGCGCCAGCGCGCGCGCGGCGCCCGTCGAGGAGCCGCCAGCGCCGCAGAACAGGTCGGCGACGAGGATCTTTCGCGTCACCGCTGCGACCTCCGGAAACGGGTTTCGAGATCACCAACGACGAGCGTGGTGATTTGCGGCCCGGACACGTCCTCTAGCGCCTTGTCGAGATATCGGCCGCGCTGCCACCAGGCGATGGTGTAGCCGAGCATGAAGCCGGCAAAGACGAGGATCGAGCCTGCGCCGAGGGCGACGTTGGTGCTGATCTCGATCACTTGCGCCCCCGATTGCGATCGGACTTCTCACCCTCGGCAATGACCAGCGCTGCGGCGCGGACCAAGTCACGTCGATTGTCCTGCGGCTTCCACCACTCAAACGACCATGGCCACACCATCGGCGGTTCCGGCCCGAAGTCGTCATCAGCGCGCCGTCGCCATGTCGGCATGATCGCGTAGCACGAGCCAGCCGCAGCTAGCTCGCCAACCGGATGCGCGTCATCATGCGTCGTCGACCAGCCTTCCTGCTCGATCTGGCGGAAGCGCTCGGCAATGACCGCCTGCATGAACGGCGACAGCGGTCGCCGGATATGCAACGCCTCGAAGATGCGGCGCAGCACGTAGGAGCGTGCGATCGAGATCGCGGTCATGATCAAGGCGAAAAACAGGTTCTGCCGGAATGACACGGTGACGCCGAGCAGCGGGAGAAAGTACATCTGCGCCGCAAGGCTGATTCCAAACCCAACCGCGATGTTGATGACGCTCTCGACGAGCGACATGATCTTGCTCTGCTTCACGCTTCTGCCCCCTGCTGTTGAACGGTTGCCGGCGACGCCAACTGCGCCAAAAACGCGCTGCCCTCGTCGGTGACGAGCACGCGATCGGTCGTGCAGTGCGCAAAACCGCGCGCACCGACGAGATGGCGGATCATGTCGGGCTCGACCGCGCTCCAGCGACCCGCGGAGATCTCGAGCAGCGCGAGCTGCTCGGCGAGCTCGTCGGCATCGACGGGCAGGCGCGTCTGCAAGACGCCGTCGACGATCTCGGCTTGCGGCGCGTCGTCAATCTGGCGCGCGACTTCAAACAGGCTCATCTGGGGTGCGCGGTACGGTTCGGTCAGATCCGCGCGCGGTGCCGCCGGCACGTCGAGCGCCTGCAGCTCGCGCAGGCGATCCCAGCCCTTGCCGGTCAGCGACCATTCGATGGCGCCGCGATAGGTGAAGCCGCGCGCGAGATAGAATTCGCCGAGCGCGGGCGCGATGTCGCGGCGCGGATGGCAGAAGTCGGACAGGATCTTGAGCGCCTCGCGCTCCGGCAGCGACGACGGATCGAACGGCGCCGCCTCGATGGACGGCGCGAGCCATTCTGAGCCGGCGAGTTGGTCGATGGCGATGACGTCGCCGGCGTTGTAAGGCGCCTCGACGGCCGCAGCGGCGCTGGCCCCGTCTGATATTGCTTCTGCTGCGGCCGCCTCGGCCTCACCGGAGAGCGCCGGGAGGTAATGAATTGGTGCCGTCTCTCCGGATGTCACGTCCATCAGCTCAGACGTTGCAGTAGATGACCGCCCATCGACAGGCCTACTCGAACCCTCCGCGGGGAGGCCCGATGTCGCGACCTCTGATCCTGCGTTTGCCTCTGGTTCTTTCGCTGCGGGATCTTCATTCGCCTGATTGCCCCACGCGCCCCAGCCTTCCGGCAGCGGATGCTCGGCGTCGACGCGGGCGAACAGCTCGAGGACCGGCAGGCCGGCGGCCATCGACTGGATCATGTCGCGATAGAAATCCGGCTTGCGCGAATGCTCGCGCGGCCGCTCGCGATGATTGGAGCCGAACTTTTTATCCGGCATCGGCAGGCCCTGCCCGCGCTTGAACAACAGCAGCAGCTCATCCTGGTCGCGGAAGATTTTGCCGGTACCGGCGACGTCGGGATGCTCGGCGTCGGTTTTGGTCCAGACCGCGCAGGTCGAATAGGCATCAAAGCCCCACGCCTTCGCCACGGCATAGCCGAGCGGCATGGCGACCCTCGCGCGGACGATCTCGCCGGTCTCGGCGACCTCCACCTCGGCCTCGATCTCATGCAGCGCGAAAGCGTGCGCGCGCGGAATCCACAGGAACAGCCAGGCGTCCGGCAGCACCATCTGCGCGATCGGCAGCGCGCAGATCTCGTCCCAGGTCATGGTCGGGTAGTGGTTTTCGTAAGAGCGGTTGGTCACGCCCTGATGCCGGCGCCAGGCCGGATCGGCGTAGATCACCGGATATTTCCGCCCCGACGGCGCGAGCTGCGCCGAGGCATCCGACAGCGTCTGCGCCAGATCACGGCGATGCTCAGCGCCGCGATCGTCGGCCACCACGCGCGTCAGATCCATCGAGAGCCGCCCCTTGAGAGATCTCATGATCTCCTCATGGCGCGTGATCGCCCGCTCGAATTCGGCCGGGTCCATCTCGGCGATGCGCTGCGAACGCGCCGACAGCTTGCGATCGACACCCGCCTCCGCCAGCGTCGCCGGACGGTCTACCTGTTCCCGCTCGGACTGGTAGGGTTGCCCTCCCTTGGCGAGGCCAATGGTCTTTTTCTGCTCGCGGACCAACTCGCCCAGGCGCCGCTCGGCCCGGAACCGGATCTTTGCTGCGTAAACCTGCAGCTCCATGTCCTTAGCAACCTTGCCGGCAAGGCGGATCGCTTCCCACTCGTCGTGGATCTGCAACACCTCGTCGACCGCCGCGGCTTCAGCCAGAGCGCGGCGCGCAGCCTCGTACTTCACCAGCTCGGTCAAAACGGGATCTCCTCGAGCTTGGGCCGCGCCGGCAGGCTGGCGAGCAGCCCGGCCAGGATCTTGTCCAGGCTCGGCGCCTCGCCACGGCAGCGGCGGTTGATGATGTTGTCGCGCTGCGTCGACCAGCGGCGGTTGGCCTTGCGGTTGTCGAGCGTCTGGCCGTTGATGTGGTCGACGACATGCTTGGCGAGGAATTCCTCGGTCGGCGGCGGCTCATTGCGGATCTGCAGGTCGCGGTGCATGCGCACGGTGTCGCGCCGCTCGCCGGTGTTGCGCTTGGCGTAGAGCTGCCATTCCTTGCCGCGGCCGCCATGCCAGACGTTCCACTGCCACTGCATCAGCCAGTCGAAATCCTCGGCATCGACCAGCGTCCAGACCGGCTCGCGCGACGACAGCCAGATCCGGCGCCATGGCGTCCAGGATAGATCTACCAGGTCGGCCTCGAATTCGACCGGACGCGCACCAAGGACGTTGATCGCCGCCTGCATTGTCACGCCAGACCCCGCTTCCAGAGCTGCGCGACCGAGACCAGCCGCGTGTAATCGCAGCCTTCGAAATCGGCGTCGTAGCGCATCAGGTCATGGGCGATGCGGTGCGCGGTCCAGGTCTTGAGATCGTGGCCATTCGCGAGAGCGCGATCGGCGGCCGCGGCGACCATCGCGACGGTGGGAACGGTCCTCATGGCGCGCGCACCAGCATGGTCTTGACCGCGCGCCAGCCGTTGCGGTTGTTCGTGCCGGCGCGCGCATTCAGCTCGCGGACCATCGCCAGCAGGCGCGGCGCGAGATCGGTGAAAGCGACGGGCTCGCCCTCCCAGATGTCCGGCACGTCGTAACCGTGCCGCGGATGCCAGGGCGCCCAAACGATCATGCCCTAGCCCTCACCAGCTCGCGAAAGTTGGCGACCCAGCCCGCGACGAGGCTTTCCGGCAGGTTCAGCTCCTGGGAAATTTCCCAGGTATCGCGCTTATGAATCCAGAGCGTGATGACCTCGCGGTAGCGCTTCAGTTGCTGCCGCGAGACGTCCGCCGCGTTCGGAGAACGGTGACGAATGAGCGCCCCCCCCATCACATGCCCTCCAACAGGCCGGCATCGACCCGGTACGGCTTCACCTGGAAATAGCGAGGCGCCTCGCCGGGCTGGACGAACAGCCCGCAGACGTCGGCGCGGACGAACGGCTCGCCGTCGATCATCAGCAGCGTCGGTGCGTTGTCGTCGATCGTCAGCGTGGCGACGCCCCTGGCGCCGTCGAGCCAATGAACGTCGGCCCGCATGACCCGCATGCGCCCGCTCATTGCCGCCTCACGAAGCGGAAGCCGAAGCCGCGATCGGCGCGGTGCATGAACGGCTGCCTGCCGGCGGCGACGGCCAGCAGCAGCCCGACGATCAGCACGGCCGCCATGGTCAGCAGAAAACGCGCGTCCTCGATATCCATCAGCCCAGCCCTCCAAAAACCCCGTGAAATGCAGCGCGCGCGGCGTTTTCCACAGCCACCCACAGGCCGCGGTTTCGGCTGAGCCGTAGCCCTGAAGAGTTATCCACAGCCATGAATTGCCGCCGTTCGGCGCGCATGCGCCATCGACGGCTCGGCTGCCCGCCCCTAATCAAAGTTCCCATGTTGGAACGCCCCGCCTCAGACCCGCCGCTTCACCGGCTTGATCCCCTGCCGCCGCAGGTCGGCACTCACACTCTTGATGCCCCACAGCTCCGGCGTGGCGCGAAAGCCACGCGAACGAAGCTCGTCGGTAAAGATCAGGAAGGTCTTGGAAGGCAGCCTATCGCGCGCGATCCCGTTGGAGATCTGCTGCGGAGAGCAGCCGCCAATCCGGGCCGCAGAACTGCCGCCGCCGAGCGCCTCGAGGACGCCGTCGACGGTGGTCAGGAGCTTGAGCCGCGAATCAACCATGCGCCGACTGTATTACACACAGCGTGTAGTTCGCAAATTTCACATATCGATGTTGGAATTCACCGGGCGTTTAAGCCGATCATGCCGCCTTACATGGCGGACGAAATCAACGAGATCGGTGACCGGCTGCGCTGGATTCGCGAAGCGCGGCAGATGAACCAGGCGACGTTCTGTCGCCTGGTGAAGATCGAGCAGCAAGCCTGGAATAATTACGAGCGCGGCACGCGCCGCATTTCGCTCGATCAGGCCCTCAAGGTCTGCGCCAAGACCGGTGCCAGCCTCGATTTCATTTATCGGGGGATAAGCTCGGCGCTTCCGCACGATCTAGCGATGGCGATCGAGGAGCAGCAGCGAAAAGGGGCTCGGCGCCGCTAAGCGCCAGCCCGCGCAACCGCTGCGCGGCGTTCGCGATCATCGGCAGCGCAATGGCAAGAACGACGAAGCCGACCGCGCGAACAACCTCGCCACGCGTCGGCACCGAGAACTCATAAACCGGCGGCACCGACAGCAGATTATGAGCAACCACGGCCAGCGCCGAAAAGATCACGCCGTAGATCTGACCGAACACCAGCGCCGCCGCAGCAACGCCAATAAACAGAACGAAGCCCGACACCGCCTCGCATTCCAGCACATAGGCAAGGCTGGCCGCGACAGGCGCCAGCGCCAGCGCGCTGATCATCGTCCAGCATAGTGCACATTCATGCGCGATCAGTGCCCCGCGGTTGTCGGCCGCGCCGGCCGGCCGATTCCAGATGTCGCGAGGCACTCGAATCAGGAACCCCTCAAGCAAGTCGCCCGTCTGCACCAGGACAGCCCGCGCTTCCGCAACATCTTCCGGCAACTGGATCGCCAGCTCCAGCGCGGCACGCCGCGTCCGATCGGTATTTTTCGCCGCAAATTTCGTAAGCATACTCTCACCCATTCCAGTCGAATTCCACACAGCGTGGATTTTTCTGGACCAAATTACACATTTTGTGTAACGGTCCCCGCGCCGGCCGGGTTTTTGTCCAGCGTCCCGCGCCGGTTGCAAGTTCCAAGAAATACTGCCGGTACCCGAGTTTTCACCAGAGGAACCACGGTCGGCTTTTCTACGGGGTGGGGATAGCGGGATGGGTGTAGGGCGTGAGATTTACGACCATCGGGAAAACGTGGCAGACACAACCTCCGCTGCAACCGCCGCGCGCGGAACCGCGCAGCACTTCCGCGATGCACGTTCCGAGCGAATTGCCGAGCTGCTGACCTGCCGCCACATCCTCGCGGTCGCGATCGAGGCGCCGCATGGCTAACCTGCGCGCCTGCGGCTGCGGTACCGCCTTCCTGCCGCATCGCGACAGCCAGAAATTCTGCTCGCGGCGCTGCGCCGCGCTTGCCCGGCCGCCCCGCCCGGCGCGGCCACGAGGCCGCCGTGCGGCGGGCCAGCAGCACCAACTCGTCTTGCGCCTGCTCGATATCCAGCCCCTCGAGCGGCGCGCGCGCGGCGGCTGGCGGTTCGGAACGCGGCGGATCAGTGACGGCGTCGCCGAGCGCCTGATCGCCAGCGGCCGCGCGGAGATCGTTGGCGGGCATTACCTGCAGCTGGTGCCGCAGGAGACAGGAGAAGCGACATGACCGGCGTCAGCACCATCATGGCCGGCGCGCTCTGGCGCGACCTCAACGCCCGCGGCGTCAAAAGTCTTGACCTCTGCCATTGCGAGGCGATCGTCGCGCGGATGCTCGATTGCGCCCGCACGATCGAGCGCGCAACGCGCGACGACGACGAGCCGCCGCGGCGCTGCGAGACCGGCGAAGTCGATCTCGACCTCACGTGCATGGTCTGCGGTGCGGTCGAGGGCGAGACGTGCCGGCAGTTGCAGGGACGGCAATGAACACAACCCCCCTTTCCCCCGCCCTCGAGTCGCACTTCGCGGCCTTCGTGACGATCGACGTTCCACAGCTGGCGCGGCTATTCCCGATGGACCGGAAAACCATCAAGCGCCATATTGACGCCGGTCGCCTGCCCAGCCGGATCCTGGGCTGCGGCCGCAAGAAGCCGCACCGCTGCTTTTCACGCGCGGACATCGAGGCGTTTCTGACAGGGGACAACGGGGCATGTCCATCTATCGCGACAAGCGATCGCAATACTTTCAATACGAGTTCCAGATCCAACGTCGTCGCTTTTACGGCTCCACGGAACGGAACGATGAACTCGAGGCCCGCCAGGTCGAGGCCGAGAAAAAGCGCGAAGCGCGCGCCCAGCTCGAACGCGAGCGAGCCGAGCAGCGCGCCCCGCTGACGCTGGGCCGCGCCTCCGACCGCTGGTGGGACGAACACGGCCGGCACCTCTCCGACCAAAAGATCAAGAGCGCGCTCGATCGCATCGGGCAGATCCTCGGCCGCAGCACCGATTTGCACGCGATCACCAATGACGCCGTTTCGCACCTGGTCGCCGAACGCCGCAAGGACACGCGCCGCGATTCAACCGTGACCGAGCGCGGCCGCGCAAAAATCCTCACGCGGCCGATCACGGCGACGACGGTCAATCGCACCATCGACCTTTTGCGTCGGGTGATGCGCCGCGCCAAGGAAAACTGGAATGCCTATCTGCCGAACGAGCCGACCTGGAAAAAACACCGGCTCAAGGAAACCAGGCGCCCGGTTCGCGAGATCTCCGCGGCCGAGGAACAGGCGCTCGATGCCGCCGAAGATTTCGACTATGCCGAGCTGCGCCGCTTCGCCATCATCACCGGCCTGCGCCGGCGCGAGCTGCTGATCACCTGGCCGCAAGTCGATTTCGAGCTCGCGACCGTCCAGGTCCAGGTCAAGGGCGGCGTCTGGCGCACCGTTCCGCTAACGCGCGAAGCTTACGCGATGCTCTGGCGGCGGCGCGGCCATCACCCGGAATTCGTGTTCACCACGAAGGCGCAGCGCAACTGGAAGAATTGGCGCAATCCGGAAGATCGCCGCATGAAGGGCGAGCGGCATCCGATCACCTATGAAGGGTTCGGCTCGCACAAGGACCGTGCGTGGCAGAAGGCCGGCGTCAAGGCCCGCATTCACGACCTGCGCCACACCACCGGCATGCGCACGCTGCGCAGGACGCGCAATCTCAAGGTCGTGCAGGAGCTGCTCGGTCACACCGACATCAAGACAACCGCGACCTTCTACACCGCCGCGACGGTCGACGACGTCCGCCAGGCGATGGAGGAGACGCACGGCGCCCGCGAGGTCGCGCCGGCGCAATTGGTCGACAAGGGCAGCGAATGAACCTCACCCTGCGCCCGATTGGCGACGACGATTATTCCGTCCTCGACGACGGCCAGCTGGTCGGCCGCATCCGTCATGCCAGCGAGCACAGATCCGGCATATGGGCGTGGACCTGCATCGTGCACATTCCCAACCCGCCGGCCGGCACCGCGCAAAGCCTGGACGCGGCAAAAGCCGCCTTCAAGGCCGCGTGGAGCGAATTCAAATCGCGCCAGGCGCCGGAGCGGCTGGCGAAGGCGTACAAGGCGATGAACCTGCGCGCGGAAAACGATTGATGACGCCGGTCTACTACTGCCATTTTAACGAATTTTGCCGTCGCTGCGGCGCGCTCTATCCGGAATCTGGCGCGCGAATGTGGCCTACTCCACCTCTTCTGGCTGCTGGACCAGCAGCTGCTCGGCATTTTGGGGAACGCTTGACGAGAGTAAACCGAGCTCCTGTTCGGTCAAAATGGGAGCGGATCTCATTTGATCCTTTGCCTCGCTTCGCGATAAGTCGATTTCGGTAAACCGGTTCTCCATTTTGCGGAAGTGGGCATAGCATCCAATGTCGATAGCGAAGGCCTGATAGTTGCCGGCCGACGATTTGTGCGTCAGAGCAGACCCGGCTTGATGAATGATTCGGTAATCCAGCAGCCGATTGAACAGGCTCTTCCATTCCTCTTGCTGCTGCATCATCTTCTCGGGGACCAGGAAGATATTTGTCTTTTTCGAGAGGCAGAAAGATCGCAGCATGTAAATGCCAGCGATTAGCAGGTCCTGTTCATCGGCATGACTGTCTTTCTTGAGCTCTTCAATCCTGCGTTCCAAGTTGGATTTGCTGAGAACTCGGACCTCATCTTTGCCAACAGCCTCTCCGTCGTGGGCGCTCATGGCTTCAAGAAATAGCGAAAGCACATCACGCGGCACGCCGCCACCAGCCAGAACCAGCCTGTCGAACCCCTCCCCCTTAAACAA